GGCGGCCAGGTCGCGGGTGACATCCTGCGCCGTTCCGATCGGCAGTTCAGCCGACACGGACATACGGCCGTTGTCCTGGGTCGGGAAATACTCTGTCTTCATCTTCGGCAGGTACAGCACATTGAATATCATCGTGTTGCTGGCCGAGGTAGCGGACAATGCCCGGATCGCATACTCCAGAGTCTGGCTGCCCGAGATATAATAGCTCACCCAGTTCCAGACTGTGGAGCCTGTGCCGGACCGGTTCACGCCCACGATGGCCACTGCTCTATGATCCGGATGGTCCGCCCATGCCAGGCTTATGGTACTGATACCACCGGAGGCATTGATCCCGGGCGTGGCCAGGACCGCATTCTGAGCGCTGGCCGGGACCGTGGAGTTGATCTGCCGGATGTACCACTCAAGCTGCTGCCCAGCGGCTCCCAGCTCCGTCCAATCACCCGTAGCGACATCCATGCGATATGCACCGGTGTTGGCCGTGAGGAGGACCGAGCCAGCTCCCGCTCCGATCTTATAGATCTGCAGCACCCCGGTATTGGCCGGAGCGTCATTGATCTCCGTGGGAGCCAGGAATGCCTGAGTACCATTGCCCAGGGCATTGAATGCCTGCAGGCCGGTGACGGATCCCGGAGTTACAGAGATCTCACTTAGGCTGGTGATCGTGAGCGCATCCAGTGTGAGCGGCACGTTGCCATTAGGATCAGCGCCCACACCGGCCACGGACAGCACAGTGCCGGAGAAGTCTATTCCAAGGTTCTGGACAGCATCGGCAGCGTTATCAGCGCCTGTGCCACCGTTGGCGATCGGGATGATGTCCGAATCGGTATACACCTGCTGCCATCCGGCCAGCGGGGTATTGCCGGAGAACGTCTTTTTATAAAGGTGATCTCCACCGGCAAACAGGCAATAGCCGGATGTGGCCCCGGACCGGATCATGATCAGTGTGCCGTAAGTCTCCGGACACTCACCCGGATAAAACTGATCGGGCGGAGCCAGCAGGATCTCACCCTGCGACATAGCGTTCCAACAGTTAGAGACAGTAGCAGTGCCGGCAACCTGTCCGGGCAGGCTGGCAACAGACTTGTACAGCTTATAATTGAGGGCCTCCATCAGCTCATCCAGATCACCGGCAACGTCCTGGATCGCAGCGTCAATGGTGGTGGAGTCCAGGGAGCTGAGCGGGATGTTGATGCCGTACACGCCCAGATTGGCCCGGGCGTCTTCCGCAGTGGTGGCGCCTGTCCCGCCTTTCGGGATTCCTATGGTCCCTTCAGGAAAAGCCTGCTCCATCTCCGCCACTTTCCGGAGCAGCCAGTCCAGGTTCAGCTCATGGAAATTGGTCCACGGAAACTGATTAAACAAAGCCATGGTAATTACCTCCTCAATAAACCAGCAGGCAGAAACGCCGCTTGAAATCGTCAATGATGAGCTGCTGCAGATTGGCTTTTGCGGCCAGCTCAATCTCCTGCTCCACCAGCTCCTGTGCGGATCGAACACCGATATTGCCATGCACCCGGCCGGCATGATGGCTTTCAGCGCTGCCGGTGTTATCGTTGGCGGCCTGCTTCACAAGATCGGAGTCAGTGGGGTATCCCTTGTAAAACTGCGATCCGGAGCCGGAGCTGCTGCCGGTGTCGGTCCACTCCTCGCTGCGGTCATAGTTCTCAGTGATGTTATATTCCGCCTCCAGCGCTTTGGCCATCCGGCTCCACACAGCCTGCTGGCCGTCCGCCCAATATCGGAGGATCGTCTTAAAAGTCTCCGGATCGGGATATAGTATCTCATACTCCGCACACTGAGCGAACAGCTCCCCGGAGAGAGTAACAGGATCCAGCCCGGCCGGGAGCCTGGAGATCATCGGCTGCAGTATATCAGGATCCCAATACTGCAGGCCCAGAATCGACATTGTTGACATCGGGCTTTATCCTCCATTCTGCACTGAATTCCGAAAGTTGGAACATCTCCCGGGCTTTGGCGCATTCCCGGTTTATGGTGTCCAGCCAGAGCGCTGCAAGAGCCTGCGTCTCTTCATCGTTACTGTGGACCTCATCATCGGTCAGGCGCTCCCGCTTGTCCGTGTTGGCATTGGGCAGGCCGATCTTCGTACAGAATTCCTGCTCAATCTTCCTCATGCACATGAGGATCTCATTGGAGATGAAATTCTGCCGGAGATCCTGAGAGAAGAATTCAAACATCGGCCTGTCCACATCTTCGAGCTGCTTATCATAAACCACCAGGGGATTTCCCGCCTGGAGCTGATCATACATCTTTTTGAGGGATTCGGCAGCGGCCTTGCTCCGAGCGCCGGCTGCAAAGCCCAGCTTGGAGTTGACCATGTTGATCCCGGTAGCTTCGGCACACAGGGCCAGCATATCAGCGTAGTAGTTGACAAGATCCATAATCCCGCCAAAGTCCGGCTGCAGCCTGATCACTGTACACTGCTCGTCAATGACCGGCTCCATAATGCCCTTGAGCAGCGGATTTGCTATGACCGCATACCGGGGACGATAGAACACATTATAGCCGCCCAGCGTGCAGAGTGTAGGGATCACGCCGAATTCATTCGTATTGACGATTGCCAGATATCCGCAGCAGTAAAGGCCATAGCGGAAGAAATCAGGATCCCACCATTCCGGCATCTTCCAGGTAAACACGCTTATGGCCTTCTGCACCAGATAGCGCCGGAAGTACCATGTCAAGGCAGCGTTTTTGCAATGTACCGTTGACGGACTGGCCGCTGAGTTTGCGGCATTGATATAAGTATAATCATAAGGAGCGCTCACCAAATCTGCCCCCTTCCTCTGAATTTGAAAAGGATCCACCAGGGGAATCCCATAGGCCCGGGACCAGGCCCAGGAGGATCCGGACCGGGACCGGGATCATCAGGAAGATGATCAAGCCACCAGGCCGCCTGGCTGCATCTGTAACCATAGCTGGATGCAGCATAACTATCGCCGGGGCGCTCATAGCATAATTCAAAAACGCCCACCAGCTCATTGAGTGTCAAGGGATTGCCGTTGTTGTCAGTGCCATTGATAAAGCTCTCATAATTGGTATAGTACCAGGGAGTAATATCAACGCCTATCCCCATAAAGTCATCATAATAGTAACCATATAATGCATGGAGAAAATCTCCGGCCACGTGCTCTGCAAAATACATACACTGTGCAGCTCCGTCATCAGCGTTGCCGGTCATGTTTGAGAAATTCGGGCCGTATCCTAAATATCCATAGCGGTTGGCGCTGGTGGCGTTGATATACTTGTTTGCAGGAGTGTACTGGAAAATACCATAGCCATGCTGATTAGCTTCTGCAGCTGTCCAGTTTTGGAATTCTGTAAAGGAAGGGATATAGTCACCTTCCCAGCGCCAGGGATTCAATCCTGATTCGCCAGCTCCATTTCCAAGCAGCGCCGCTACAGCCAGATCACACCATCCCATCGAATAAAGGACAGCACACAGCTCTGAAACATTTTCCTGTCCTTCGGTAGATGTTGCTGCATAGCCTCCGGTCGGCTTTGCGTGCCAGCTCATTCCAGGAACATCCCATTGACGAGATGCAGCTTGATGGCCTCCAGCTCCGGCTTTGTGCAGGGGATTGAGACATCGGACTCACCGCACTGGATAAACCCGCTCATGCCATAGAGCTGTGTGTACTGGCACAGTGGACGGCCCTTCTCATACAGGGTTTCATCCGCCAGCAGCTTAAACCATCCATGCAGCGTGACATTGAAGCGGCCTGCAGTAACTCCGCCATTTTGTCCGGAGATCTGAGCCGGGCAGAAATCACTGAGCCAGGCATTGGCAATGCCGGTGAGGATCGTCTGAGCTGCGGCCTCCAGCTTCGTCTGCGGAGTCTGGAGTACCTCCCGCCTGGCCCCGCTCATTTTGTCCCCGATCTCTGACAGAGTGACATCCAGCCAGGATGCGGAGCCGGATCCATTTTCCGGCTGTGCTGTGGGTTTGGTAAACAGGGCGCTCACCATGTTTTCCACCTGCGGCGCCATCTGAGCCAGAGCGATCTCTGCACCGATTTTCCCTTCCACCCGGGTGACAAGCGCTCCGCCGGACTTGACCTCCAGCACCGCAGCGCCGGTGATATAGTCCACGGACCAGTGGAAATTAAGAGTATCAGCCAGCAGCATATTCTCCGGAGGCAGGTTGAAGGCCCCGAACGGAGCAAAGACCAGATAGTAAGAGGAGTAAGGCTCCTGGTCCAGCCAGGTCCCCCGGTCCCGCTGCGGATGCCGGGGGACCGTCAGGCCATTGAGATTGCCATCAATGATGGAGCTGGCACCCAGCCGGCTGGCGGCCACTGACATGGTCCACCAGCCGATGGGGACATTTGCAACAGCAGTTCCGCCGGGAGGCTCCAGTGGCATCCACCGGCAGGATACGATATATTGAAAAGGATTGGCCAATAGCTTCGTGAGATCGCTGGATATGTCAAACATTCCGTAAGAGTCTATGTCCGACATGAGGCTGTACATGAAGCTCCGGAACTGAGATGATGTAAAGGAGTAATAGGAAATAGCGCCGACAGTGTTGGTGTCCGTGTTCACGATGCCCACCACAAAATATCCGTTTCCGTATGAGGTATTAAAAGGATTGGGCAGGCTGCTGTCTGAGTAGAGATTGCCGGAGAGCATGGGATACACTGTGTCTCTGATGGAGTTGTCCCATTTGGAGGCGGAACGCAAAACGTAAAGAGCGGACGATTTTATATCCTCCTCCCACGATGCCAGGACATCCACCTGCAGCTCACAGGTCCACAAGCCCAGGTTATAGCGCCAGTTGTTCACATAGTAAAAGCGATGGAAATCCTCTATGTAAGCGTAATTATATATAGTAGGGTTTCGGCCATTGAGCTGCAGTGTCGGAGTGAGGATCCCCGACAGATCCAGCAGATCACAGTCATAATGATCCACGCTGCCGGAAACAGACGGATGGCCGGTGCTGTTTGTCTTTTTGGAGTAATTCCAGAAATACACCCTATACATTATATAATCACCTGCTTTCAAAAGAGGACCGGGGAGGAGATCAGGCCCCGGTCCATTGCAAAAGGAGTATCTCAGGGAGAGGGGGCCTCATCCAGGATGAGAACAACACCCTTCTCCGAGAAATCATTGAGGTAGCGATCCGACTTATGCCAGTACATATTCGTATAGCCGCCGGCCGCATTGAAGGGAGTGGGCGCAGACCAGGTATTGACCTCCTGCGTCATGATGGCATCCTCATCGAACAGCACTCCAAAGACATTGGTCAGGGTCTGAGCGTTGCCGGTGACAATAGCTCCGGACGTATCCATGTAGGACGGAGTTACCTGGATCTCATCCGGGCTGGTGATAGCCTGCCAGTAGGAAACCTCTTCCACCTCACCGAGGCCCAGATACTGCTCATTGTAGGTGGTGGACAGGACCTCCGCATCCATGCGGTTTACGTAGTCCGCCAGCATATAGAGTTTCTGCTTGCTGCGGGGGCTGTGCTGGTTGATTGGCTTTCCGGAGATCTGCACCTGGAAAATGGAGCTGCGCTCCTCCATCCGGCGGGACAGAGTTTTGACGAAGCCAGCAACCCAGCGGATGAACGTGGCATAGTTGGCCGGGGTGAAGATCGTGCTGCTGGTCAGGTTCTGGCCGGTAGCAGCGTTATATGCGTCGATCAGATAGATCACATGGCCGCTGCCCAGATCGGTTTTAGCGCCGATGAAGTTGGCCAGGGCAGCCCGGGCGCACGTCTCACGAGCCTGAGCCATGCGGTTGCTCATGTTGGTCATGATCATGCTGGTGAAGCGCATCAGCTCATCCGGATCTGTAAAGGCCACATGGAGCTGATCACGGAACAGGGTGATATGATCCTGCCAGACGGTTTGCCCATAGAAGTTGAGCTGCACCGGATTGGGTTTCTTGATGGTGTACATATCCACCGTGTCCCCATTGTCCAGGAAGTCATTGGCGGCCTCATAGAAGCGCTGGTCCTCCTCGAAGTCATTGTCCGCCAGCTTCAGCTTACGGACATGATTGCCCCAGCGCTGGCTGTCAGCACGGAGGCCCCCGAAGCGCTCAGAGTAGGGGCGGATCGAAAAGATCGTCCGGCCCAGCACCTGCGAGATGGCATTGAGCAGGGGATCAAATCCCGCCTCCAATGCCGTGGTTCCCACGCTCACGAATTCGTCCAGGCTGGTGGGCGTGATCACAGCCTGCCCGGTGGCCTGCTGAACGATGCTGGTCAGCAAAGTGGCAGCATCGGCAAATCCGGGATTAAGGTCATTCAGTCCCATGATAGTATTCCTCCTATCGAATTAAATTACCCGGCAGTCCCGGGAGGACATCTTTGGTAATCGGCTTGAATTTCAAACCGGAAGGGAGCTGGTCCCCGATGGCGATCACCTTCAGCGGCATGGAGCGGTTGAGCAGCTCATCCTCCGAACGGACACGGCCCTGCGCCTGGTCCATCAGGGAGTTGAGCAGGGAGGCTCCATTAAGGAAATGCTGGCGGATCCCCAGGGAGTCAAGGAGCGTCTGCAACATATAGGGAGTGATCTCAAAGCTGGTCAGCTCTCCGCCAAAGTCAATGACAAAAGCTCCCACAGTCGGAGTGCTATCCTCATCATACGGATCAAGGGAGGACATCCACGGCCCCACAAGCTCCTCTCCGTCATACTCCGGATATACCGGCCGTAGATACAGCTCCCGGGTGTTGGAGTTCACATAGCCTGCATATATCTGAGCATAATCCTGATTTTCAGGATCCCAGATATTGAAACCTTCGGGCGGACAGATGTTAGAGTATGGGGTAAAGCTCTGTGCGGTGCCGTCCATGCATATCATTGGATGAACAGTCCCTGATGGGGTTTGTCCACTGGCAATCCAAAAACGCACTTGGTTCCATTCAACGCTTGTTCTTGTCTTTTGACCGATTCGATTAGCCGTCGACATCGACAAGTTGATATTTGTGTTTGCGACGTCTGTGTCTTTTTCGAGATTGATTGAAACTGACCCCATAGCGTCAGAGTTCAAAATGTGCAGATAGTAAGAGGTTGCTGGTGAAATACACGATTCTGACAAGGGAATGAAAAGGGTTGTGGACGATGCCCCTGCCGTCCCCGATAAGGTAATTAAACCGTTATCATCAACCACGGCTTTGCAATTTCCATCCGTGCTTGTATAGGTGCCTGCAACACACGGCGGCAGTAAATTCACCCCTCCCCCCGCAGGCCAGGGGGCGTCATAGCCGTGGAGATCCTGCGTTGCCGCAAACTCATAGATCATTGTCTCAGCCTCCCTTCCCGGGTGGATTGATGATCTCCGCCAGGATATCCTCCGCTCCACGTTCTTTGCCTCCGGGCATCTGAAGCTGATTGATATTCATTCCTCTGATGGTCCCGACCAGCATAGACAGGGTATCTTTAACATCCTTGAGCTGATCACCAGTAGGATCCGGAGGGAGCTGAGCGCCGCTGGCTTTGGCTGCGGCCTCCACCGGGTCAGGCTTCGGATCGGGCTTCGGCTCCGGCTTCGGCTCCGGGGCGGGATCCTTCGCCGGCGCTTCGATGAAAGAGCTGTATTCCTTGATCTGCTCGACAGTGTACCCGGCCTCCCGCAGCTCAAAGAATTCTTTGATGCTTACCATATTATGACCTCCATGTAAGTAATTTTGCCCAGGTGGACGGACCGCAGATGCCATCCGCCTCCAGAGCGTTATTCTTCTGGAATCTGATTATTGCCGATTCCGTGACCGGGCCGTATACGCCATCCGGATCGATCCACCCATATCCGTGATAGTTGAGTGCTGCCTGCGCCGCACACGTTGCCGGAGACACATCTCCCCGGGATATGATCGGGATCCTGCATATTCCAAAGGACGGGAGCGGAGCTGCTGCCGGAGGATCATCAAGCGTTCCGGAGCTGTCCGGCAGACGGAGAACATGATCCCAGCCGGCGCTGTAATTATAATATGGTGCGATCCGAATCTCCCGGCCCGTCTGATCACCCGATTGAGCGCCATGTCCAATGCCTCCCAACTCATCACCATACGCCTCCACGATCTGGCCGTTGCCAACATAGATGGCCGTGTGGTGTAAGTTGTTGAGGAGGATGTCTCCCGGCTGGAGCTGAGTGTTGGCCGGCAGCACCTCCCAGCCGGCGGCCCGGAGGCAGTCTCTCATGTTGCCGGTGTAGGTGGCTCCGTTCGTGTTGGCTCCGGCGGAGCTGTAGCAATACAGCACCAGGGAGCTGCAGTCATAATCGGGGCCTTGCCGGTTGAGCTGGCTGTATCCGTGGCTGTCATCCTTAGCTATTCGGATGGCCGTGGCCACGGCAGCGGCCTTTATCTCCTGATTAGTCATGTGCCAGTTTATCTGAAAGCCGCTGCAGCGCCAGCGTGTTATTGGTCAGCGCTTCGGTCACGGCCTTCAGCTCCTCCTTGTGGTCCATGCGCTCCTTGTTCCAGAAATAGAACATACCAAAAACGCAGGCGATCGGAAACCCAACATTCTGGATCAGGGGAACGAAAACGGAAATTATATCCTCCAATGCTATCACCTCCAAGGAGTAGAGGGACCGGAGCATAGTGATCCAGGCAAGATCACGCCCGAGCTTCCGGCTCTGCCTTAGGGCTGCACCGGTCCCATACATTATAATATAATATTGTTACCGTTTTGTAAAGATTTTTCTTTGCTAAAGTGGTACATTTAGAGCGTGGCCGGAGCGCCATAATCTATAACATAAAGGAGATCCCAAACAATGAAAACTCTGAACCTCAACGAAGCTGAAGCTACCGAGCTGCTGATCCTGGTCCGCATGGAGCTGCAGCACCTGGATGAGCTGGGAAAGTATGGCTACCAGGAAAACTATGAGAAGTGGCGGCAGCGCCGGATCGAGATCATGAACAGCCTGCATGACCAGCTGACGGATGAGGAGGCGTGAACAATGAAACTTGAACTTGATTCTACAGACGTGTGCCGGCTGATGATCGCCTGCCATCTCATGAAAAAGAGATGGCAGGAGGAAGCCAAACATAATACCTCTTCTGAGAGCTGGCAGCAGGTTTGCAAAAGCGCCATGAAGCGCTGGGATGATCTCCACGATGATCTGCAGCGCCAGCTCAAAGAAAACCAATAAGCCGAAATGCCCCGGGGATCCATCCGGGGCATAATTCCCGGGATGGCCTCCGGGAGTCTGACGAGGCAGGCCAGGAAGGGAGATCGAGAATGTACGCTGACAGCAATGGCTGCTACCGGCTGTGCCAGGCAGTCATAAATCAGGCCCGGCGGGATTATATCACCGGAACGGAGCGAGAGTGCAGAGCGCTGGAGAGCTGGGTACGGTCCCGGGCTTTTGGAGTGTTTTCCCTGGGCGCTCACGCTGATCCGGAAGATGTGATCTACGCCTGGAGAAAACAACGGAGGATGTATTATGCCGAGCGTGTACGAATACGCAACCGAATGGAGCGAGAGGGATCTGAAAAAGGAATACTCCCGCCTCAGAGACGCTTTTCAAAAGCAGATCGGGAGGCTGGCTGAGAAGGACCAGTCCTCCCGAGTAAAGGCTTTCCTCCCGGGCGGATACAAATTCCAGCGGACCATCAAGGACATTGAAAATCTGAGAGGCCGGAAAAACTGGACGGAGAGATCCCGCCGGGAGGATTGGGCAAGACGGATCGCCGAGCTGAAGGAGCTGCGCTCCGCCCGGTCCCTGTCCATCTCCGGCCGAAAGCAGATCCGGCAGGAAACCATCAAGACTCTGAAAGAGGAAGGCCTCACCGGGATCAATGGCAGCAACTATGATCAGTTTGTCAATTTCATGAATTTCGCAAAAGCCCAGGGACTGCTTGATCAGTATGATTCCCAGCAGATTGCAGAAGCGTTCAACGATTGGGTTGAGGGCGGGATCCTGGAGAATGATGAGCTGGCAGCTTATCTGGAGGAGTGGCAGGACAGTGCAGCAGCCGTGGATCTATTCGATTGATACTTGCCCTTTTGATCCCGGAGCATATCCTGACTGCAAAAAGCCAAAAGGCAATCCTCAGAAAAGGGGAGGCAAGAAAACCTATATCAATGCTGTGTGCGCGTTCGACATAGAATCCACCACCCTGCCCGGTGATCAGGCGATCATGTATGTCTGGCAAATGCAGTTGGAGGACTTCACGGTCATGGGCCGGACATGGGATGAGTTTTTAACATTCTCCACAGAGTTATCCACAAAGGCCGGGGAGAGGACGCTGGTTATATGGGTTCACAATCTCTCCTACGAATTCCAGTTCCTCCAGGGCATCTACCACTTCCGGCCGGATGATGTATTCGCTGTAAAGAGCCGGAAGATCCTGAAATGCACCATGTTTGGCAATCTGGAATTCCGCTGCAGCTACCTACAGACCAATATGAGCCTGGACGCATTCACGAAAAAGATGGGCTGTGAGGTCCGGAAACTGACAGGGACTTTCGATTATCATAAGATAAGGTATCCGGACACGGAGCTTTCGGAAGATGAGATCGCATACTGCGTGAATGATGTCAGGTCATTGGTGGAGGCGCTCAAGATCGAAATGGCCTCCGAGGATGATAATCTCTGCACCATCCCATTGACCAGTACCGGCTACGTACGCAGGCAGGCAAAGAAAGCTATCCGGACCAGTTACGGCTTTCATTCATGGATCAGGGACCAGCTACCGGATTATGCCTTGTATGCTGTGCTGCGGGAGGCCTTCAGAGGAGGCAACACCCATGCCAGCCGGTTTTACTCCGGGGAGATCCTGAAGGACGTTCACTCTATTGATCGCAGCTCAAGCTATCCGGATGTGCTGGTAAACTGCAGATTCCCGATCAGCCGGTTCCGATACCGGGCCGGCATAGAGTTTGACCGGCTCCGGAAAGAGATCCGGACAGCTCACAAGGCTGCAGTGTTCAGGATCCGTTTCCAGGACATCCACCTGATAGATGAGTTTTATCCATGCCCATATCTCTCCCGGGACAAGTGCCGCAACTATTCGGAGATGCTGTGCGACAATGGCCGGGTTCTCACTGCAGAGTATCTGGAGACAACCCTTACGGATATTGATCTGGAGATCATCGACAGCCAGTATGAATGGAAACACGCCATGATCTGGGATGTCTATACCGCCCGATATGGATACCTCCCGCAGCCGTTCCGGGATTTGGTAAATTACTACTACCGGCAGAAAACGCAGCTCAAAGGTGTTGCCGGACAAGAGCTTTATTATGATAAGTTCAAAAACCGGGTAAACTCTTTGTATGGCATGGCAGCACAGGATCCTGTCAAGGACATGATCGTGTACGATCCGGATCTCCCGGAGCTGTACGCCCTGGCCGGGGAGGATCCCTCCGAGCTGCTGGACAAGTACAACCGCAAAGCGTTCCTTAGTTACTCCGTGGGCGTGTGGACCACAGCTCATGCCCGGCGGGAGCTGCAGGAGATGATAGATCTTGCCGGACTCCAGTTTGTTTATGCGGACACGGACTCCGTAAAATATGTGGGATCCCTGGATTATTCCGAGTATAATTCCCGGATAATGGAGCGCTCCATATCCAATGGAGCATACGCAGACGATCCCGCAGGCGTACGCCATTACATGGGGATCTATGAGCATGATGCGGACTATGAGCAATTCAAGACCTTAGGAGCTAAGAAATACGCATACGTGATCGATGGTAAATGCCATGTCACTGTTTCCGGAGTAGACAAAAAGAAAGGAGGTGACGAGCTGCAGCAGGCAGGCGGACTGGAGAAATTTAAGCCGGGTTTCACTTTTGTACTTGCGGGAGGGACCGATGCGATATATAATGATCATATCGACATCTGGACTCACACCGACAAGGGCCGGCCGCTTCGGATCACTCCGAATGTGGTCATTAAAGAATCCACTTACACATTGGGCATAACCGGCGAATATCGCAAGATCCTACACTCCGCCACAAGACTCCGTGAAACACTGCTCCGGGCAGGCTTCGATCCGGATGCGGTTATTCAAAAACATTTACAAAAAGAAAGGAACAAAGAAAATGGAAATCCTCAAAACTAAGAACACCACCGAAAAGGCCAGCACCCTGTACAACATGATGCACGGCAGCTCCCGGGGAGCCCTGAAGGACTTTGACGGGGACCAGATGGAGATCAGTAACTTTGTGATCTACACCGACACCAATCAGGATGGCGAGCTGATGACCTGCGTCACGCTGCGGGAGCCGGACGGGACCATGTGGACCACCAACGGCGCTACCTTCGTCCGGGACTTCTCCATGATCGTGGAGGCCTGCGAGCGCTGCGGGGAGGAGCTGACGGCTATCCGCATCGTAGAAGGCAAGAGCAAGAAGGGCCGCACCTTCCGCACCTGCGAGATGGTTGAGTGATTCAGACAAGGCCGGGGAGAGATCCCCGGCCTGCTTTATAGGGAGGAGATCAAATGCTTGAACGATTATCAGAAATTCTCTTAATCACTAACTTAGTAATAATTCAGCTCATAGTCATTGGCGGAATGATCTATCTGGTGGTGCATGGCTTATGGAAATAATATTGAAATTAGGAATCGTTGTATTTGTATGGCTGTGCCTGGACTTTGCCATCGTGCTGGTGATCCGAAAATGAAACTGTATACCGATCAGGGCTATCTGGATCTGGATTATGTGCTGTCAAAGAAATGCCCTTTTACACTGGTGATCGGAGGCCGTGGCACCGGCAAAACGTATGGCAGCATATGCTATGCGCTGGACCATGAGAAGCAGATCGCCTTTATCCGGAGGACTCAGACTCAGATAGATCTGCTGTCAAAGCCGGATCTCAATCCGTTTCAGGCTGTGGCCTATGACCGATCCATTGATGTGTTCACGCAGCCGGCCAGCAAGCAGCACAGCCTGATCTTTGTGAAGCGTCCGGAGGAGGAGGCACACTCCATCGGATTCATGGCCGCTCTGTCTACGTTCTCCAATATGCGTGGATTCAGCTCCGAGCAGACCGAGCTGCTGATCTATGATGAATTCATCCCGGAGACGCATGAGCGCTCCATCAATAATGAGGATACGGCCTTCTTCAATATGTATGAGACGATCAACCGAAACCGGGAGATCAAGGGCCGGAATCCCCTGCAGGCGCTCCTGCTGTCTAACTCCAACTTCCTGGCCAGCCCGATCCTCCTTGCTTTGGGACTGGCGGATGTGCTGCCGGCCATGCGGGACAAGGGCCAGACGGAATGGATAAACCAGAAGCGGGGCATAGCGCTCTTCAATCTCTGGAATTCCCCGATCTCGCAGCAGAAGCGGGACACGGCCTTGTATCGTGCCACGGCCGGCTCCAGCTTCGGGCAGATGGCTCTGAATAATGACTTCGCCCTGGATGATCTCCGGGATGTGCGGCCCATGTCTCTGAACGGCTGCAGGCTCCTGGCCAGGATAGGCAAGTGCTATCTGTACAGCTATAGTCAGGGATGGTATGTCAGTCTACATGGCAACGGCAAACCCCGCAGAGAGTATGAGATCACGCCCGAGGATGTCCGGAGATTCAAGACGGAAAATCCGCAGTGCTGGACAAGGATCATGCAGAGGAAGATCCGGTATGAGAATTTCCAGTGTAAGAATACGTTGACAGGACTATACAGATAGTAATCATGGCCCATCTGCTGCTATTTGGTGGATGGG